GAGGACGACGATGATGTTGTCAGCTTCCGCTCCCTATCCGTGAACAACATCCGTATTGGCTTAAATCATAAAGGTCGTGTTGACACCGTTGGCCGTGAGCTAGAGCTTAATAGCCGTCAGATGCTTCAGAAGTTTGGAGAAGATGCGTTGAAGGAAGCTGGTCTTGATCAAGTGATTGCTCAGGTTAATATGCAGAAGAATGAAAAATACACCGTCTATCACATGGTGTTCCCTCGCCAAGACTTTGATTCAATGCAGACCAACTCTACGAATAAGAGGTTTGCCTCCACCTACACAGCCAAGAAGACCAAGAAGATCTTGAAAGAGGGCGGCTATGACCTCCTCCCATATTTTGTAGGACGATTTGCTACTGGTAATGATGAGACATATGGCCGTTCTCCGATGATGAACATCCTAGGTACAACACGGCGCACTAATGCTATCTACCGTAGCCTTATTACAATCGCAGAGCTTAATGCTGGCCCACAGTGGCTTGTTATCGACGACGATAGCACGCAGGGCTTGAGCAATAGAGCTAACGCCATCATTCGTCATAGAGTGGGGCAGGAGCCTAAGCGTCTTGACAGCAATGGCAATCCAGCTTTAGCTAATGAGATATATGAAGCTCATAACGAAGACATTAAGCGCGCCTTCTTCAATCACCTTTTCAGACCACTCGATGACTATCGCAATATGACAGCACATGAAGTGCAACAGCGTATGTCCACAGATTTGATGAGCCTCACACCTTTCGCTTCTCGCTATTATGATGAAGTGGTCACGCCGATGCTTACGCTTGTGTTTAAATATGCACAGAAGAGCGGACGCTTGCCGGACATGCCACCAGTTCTAGCTGAGAACCCTAACTTTAAGATCGAATACGTGGGGCAACTTTCACTTGCTACTATGTCGTTCGAGACTAGCGGAACATTCAGCACATTAAACATGTTTGCAGAGGTGGCTCAGTTTGTACCTGCCGCACAATTGGCATTTGATAATGTTGACTGGGACTCCGTTCTTCGCACCACTTGGTATAACCAGAACGCATCCATGTCCTCCCTCAACTCTGCGGAAGATGTTGAAGAGACTAGGGATGCTAGAGCGCAACAGGAAGCTCAAGCACAGAAACAGGCGGCAATGGGCGAGGCGGCACAGGCTTACGCAATGGGGACTAAAGCCCCAGAAGAAGGAAGCGCTTCACAGGCGCTAGTACAACAAGCAGGAGGATAATGAATATGGATAAGAAGGGTATGGAGCCCCACGTGTTGCAGAGTTATTACTACTCTGTATTCGCAACGGATCAAGGTCGGATTGTCTTAAACGACATCAAGCTATTGTTAACAGGTGTGGGGCTGAATGAGTATGAGGGCGTCAACCCTCTCCTACCTCACAACGAGTTGGCCTCAAAGACCGCAACACGCAACGCTTGGGATATGATTGATGGCATGACGCAGGACGTTATAGCTGAGAAGAAGAGTTTTAAGTGGTTGGTTAAAGAAACCTACCGCATTTACAAACACAATAAGGGAGTGAAGTAACATGGAAGACGTAGCAACAGAAGTAGTCGCGGCAGAGGCCGCTCCGGTATCAGCAGAGCCAACAGCCATAAGTGCAGAGGCAACGGCTATAGAGGCACCTAGCCCATCAATGAGTCGTGAGGAGATCTTCACCAAGTTTAAAGAGAGTGTAGGCGATGAGTTGAAAGGCCATAGCTACCTAGATAAGTATAACAATGCCGAAGACCTCATCAAGGCTGGCATTAATCACCAGTCCTCCCTCACTAAGAAGGCTTCTGAATACTTTGAGTCCGAGGAACCTGTTGTTGTTGCTGAGCGTAACAAGATTATGGGCGTTCCTGATAGCGCTGATGGTTACGAAGTGAGTCCGGAACTTGCTGAGGCTGTATCAGAAGAGAGCTTGGCTTTATTCAAGTCTAAAGCACATGAGATGGGACTCCCTGCCAAGTATGTTGAGGAGATGGTTCAGTTTGAATCTGACCTCTGGACGCAACACGCTGAGAACCTAGAGGCTGAGAAGGTTGCAGAGCGCGACGCCACCACAGCGGCTCTTAAAGAAGTTTGGAAAGGTGATACGTTCGACCACAACACCAAGCAGGTGCAGAACCTCCTGATTAACGAGCTTGGCTTAACGGCTGAAGACCTCGCACAGCCCATTGGCAATAGCTCCAAGCTCATCACAGCTCTATTTGACAAGGTTGTTCCTATGTATGGGGATGACAAGCTGATTGAGGGCACTATGACTCAGAGCAGAGCATCAGCTTCAGAGCGCATGACACAGCTTAATCAGGAGATGCACGCCGCTCCGCATGGCACACCAGCCTACAATGCTCTAATGAATGAAAAGATAGCTCTAATGTCAAAGATGAAAGTCTAACCTTGACGAGCTTATTTAGATTTAGTATAGATAACGCCGAAGACCCCTCCATTGTGAGCCTTCAGCAAACCAAGTCGAGAGACTTTAAATCAAGGCAAGACCTGCAACACGCAGACCCTCAAGCTGAAGAAGCGTACGTTTTAGCGTACATGTAATAATACACAAACCTCGAATGGAGATTAATAATGTCACAAGATATTAGCAACCTACAGGTACAAAGCTTCGGCCAGAACTTCTACACTAACGTAGAACTCGCTGGCGGTCTGCTTCGTCCTCACACAACTATCGTTGGTTCCCAGTTTGGCACAATGCCTTACCGTGAATCAGGAATCTACCCAGTATTTCAGGGTGGCGGACTCCCCACTGAAGAGCTTACGCGCTTCGGCAAGACACCTATCAGTGAAGCTGACTATGAGAATCGCAAGATTGCTCGCTCCTTCTACTCTGACGGGTTCTTCATTGACTGGAAAGATGTTGAAACCATCGCAGTCGATCTGAAGCATCCTAAGATGATGAACGCTGTTAACAAGTTCAAGCGCCAAGAAGACATCAATGTCATCAAAGCATTGCTTGGAACTGCTCAGGGCGGAAACCTTGGAGCAACCTCAGTACCATTCGACACGGCTAACGTTGTTGATGTTGCGACTGGTGGAACTGGAAATCAAGGCATGAACTATGTTAAGTTCTTGGCCCTCAAAGAGAGCTTGGCTCTCGCAGACGTTGATGTTCAATACGGTGCTAAGCCAGTTATTGTTATGTCCCCTACTCAGTTCTACAACGAGCTGTATCAGGACGAACGCTTCATTAACTCCTCATACTATCAGTTCGCTAAAGGAACTTCTGGTCAGGACGTTAAGGAGTTTATGGACTGTACCATCGTTTGCATGAACAACACTCCTTGGATGAACACGGCTGGTACTGGTGCATCTATCGGAACTGACGGCTTCAACACGCTTGGTAACTCTGTGGACGTTGATTCTACAGACATCCGCGCATGTTTCGGGTTTATGCCTGATGCCGCAATGCTGGAAATCTCACCGGATATTCAGTCTTCCATCCGACCTGACATCACTCGTGGAGACAACCCACTCGCATACCTCAAGTATGGAGTTGGTAGTGTTCGTATGGAAGAAGCCAAAGTATGGCTCCTGCCTTGTGATGAAAGCCCTGCGTAACCTTAACTTGGAGAAATAAATTATGGCTACCTACACAAATGACATCGTAACGACTCGTGCCGCTGGTACGATTTCGCGTCCGAACGAGTATATGGGAGTGCCTAAAATCATTCCTGTATCCGTTACTATCGGAACAGCGATTGCTGATGCTGATGTTCTTGTACTTTCCGAAGTGCTTGGACAGAACACAAAAATCGTAAACTTCAACCTTACCAATACAGACCTCGGTACTGCGGCTACATTGTCGCTCACCGCTGGTGCTGGCGGAACGGCTCTTGGAACCATCACGGCTACTGCCGCTGGAACCACGACCTACCTGCTTGCTCCTGTAGATGTTAGCGACACCCAGATCATTGCCACGGCAAGTTCTGTTACCGCTGGCGCAACCGGAACGCTCGTCGGGACTATCACCGTCGTTAACGACTGGTAAATTGACTCAGGGAGAGGGGACCACAAACCCTCTCCCGCCTTTTTCTTACCCTTTTTCTAAGGAGGCTCTATGCCACTATATACACCCGTGAGTGTTTGTAACCTAGCTCTAGCTAAAGTTGGCGACGAGTCTGCTCAGATCACATCAATACCAGCAACACCAAACGAAGCATATTCTAAAGAAGCGAATTTGTGCGCTAAGTTTTATGAGGTTACGCTACGAGAAGTGCTGGAGGCTACTGAATGGAAGTGGGCTCGCAAACGTGCAACCCTCGCCCTCAACGTCGATGCCCCTGCATTTGAATGGACATACTCCTTTGCCCTTCCAGCCGACTGCGCACGCCCTCTGAAGGTGTCTAGCACGACGGATACACAGCGTCAGTACAACTACACAAGCGAATGGGACATTGAGGACGCAAACGTTGTCTCAAATCAGTCTGAGCTCTGGATGCTGTACGTTGCCAATGTTCCAAACTTGAATAAGGCAGATGCCCTGTTCATCAAAACCCTTTACACAGCCTTAGCCACCAAGCTCGTCTTCCCCTTGACGGAGAACCGCAATCTAACTAAAGACATAATGAATGAGTATGAACAGTCTGTTCTGCCTGAAGCTCGTCGTGTTAATAGCTATAGTGGCCGCATCCTGCCAACCGTTGATAGTGCATGGCTAAACGCGACACACAACAACTCAATTTACGACATCAACTCACGATTTGACTTAGACGACGACTACGGGACGGTACTATGAATTTAAGAGAGAAATGCAAAGAGCTAGATATTAGCCTAGCCGAGGGTAAGGAGCTGTACAACCTTACACACTGGAAGCAAGAGGTGGTCGAGCAGGCTCCTGAGATCATTGAGGCTTTAGAGCCGATCGTTGAGGACGTTGTTGATGCCGTTGTCGAGGTGGTCAAGGTGGTTGCTGAAGCTGTTGTTGAGATTGTGTCTAAAGAAGACAAGCTCAGGTCCATCAAAGGACTAGGAACCAAATCCCCATACTGGAGTGAACTACGTGGCTAACACACCTGTAATCAACAGCTTTAACGCAGGTGAACTCAGTCCATACTTATACGCTAGAAATGATTTAAAAAAGTATAACTCAGGCTGTCTCACCCTTGAAAACTTGCAGGCTCTTCCATACGGAGGGGCCGTTCGTCGTCCTGCCATTCAATACATTGCAGAGACAAAGAACAACGAGAACGTCAGGCTTAT